TAAAAGCATTAGCACCTCCTATAGTCACACTTGTACCTGTAAAAAATGGTTTAGCGAAAGTGACAGATTTACCACTTGATGAAGTTCCTGACTGTTGAGGTGCTGAAGTAATACTACCACCAGATTGATATTTATTTTCAGTTCTAGAAGGTAAAAAGGCATCAAAACCTAACTCTTCAAACTTCATGTTTTCATTAACATCTAGAGAAATAATATTAGCTATAAATTTAAATGATCTAGCACTAAAAGATCCATTTGTTAGATTTTGTGCAGTTGTATAACTTGATGCGTCTTGTGATGTTTGTACTTGAAGTTTTGCTTTCAGACGATCACTCCCTTGACCATCAAAATTTTCTCTAGCATCAAGATCAGCAATAGAATCAAATAAATCAGAAACTAAAATACCAGAACTTTTTATGTGCCTTTTTAACCTTATGTTTGTAAATACACCTTGCAAATCGAATACCGATGCAAACTCATAAGAACCAGTTAGTGATGTTGCAGGGTTTGTTAGTTGTAAAGCATTAGAAACTACGCTTAAATTTGCTTTATTACCAGAAAAACCTGTCTGTTCTCTTTGACTTAATATTAATACTTCATCAGACATTTCAGGTAATGATAATTCTACTTTGGCCTCTGTGACTGACAATCTATCACCTAAGTCTTTAAATTTAAGGCTATAAGTCCCTTGTAAAGCTGGAACAATAGCTTCGTTACTTGCTCCGTCTATGTTTATACTAAGGTCATCAGAATCTGCGAAAGTTGCTGACGATAATGTGCGTGGCGTATGTCTAATAACACAAGATCCACCAAATTCGACATCAAGACTTGTAGTTTTAGTCCAAGTTAATTTAACCTGTGCGTTATTTATTGGTTCTATTTCTAAATTCTGTGGATTCTCTGGTCTAGCTGTAAGACCTATTGTATTTACTGTTGTTTCAGTAGGACTAGCACTACGTTCACCTTTGATGTTTATTGTATAAATTTGTATTTTATAATTACCTGCTTCAGAGGGTAAAACTTCAAATTCTGATTGTTGTGTATTAACAACTATGGGATTTTCTTCATCTTTTGTATAAACTAATTGATAACCTGATGCACCTGTAACAGATTCCCAATCTATAAATAATTTTGGCACTGGTCTATTGTTGTTTAAAACAATAATTTCTTGAATAGCTTTTGTGCCATCTGGATTATCAATAATTTGTGGTGATGGTAATAAACCTGAAACTACATTTATATTCTTTGCTGGTAATTGTTCACCATCTTCTATAGCAGCATATTTACCCTCATTGAAATTAACAGCAGATACAGTGTATGTTTTGTTTTTTTCTTCTTTTATATTTACAATTCTAAATGCTTGAACATTGACTGCGGCTGAATTTATAATAAATGGACTATTGTTTACTGGTAAATTATTTGAACTAAAATTTGGTGAAATATTTACTATATTTCCATTGTAAGAGCTTATAGTTTTAGTTGCTACAGAACTATCAGACAAAAGACAACTTATTTCTGGAGTATCATTTAAAGCTGGCAAATTTGTAGCCGCTGCACTATCAATAGTAACTGTTGATGTAGTTGAACTTTTTACAATACCACCTCTTCTGATACCTGATTTGACTCTATCTGCAATGCCAACAATATGGCCTACTCTTAAAACAGAACCAGCAGCAATATTAGTTCCAAAAATTACCGTTTCAGTTTGATTTTGTTGTGTTTGCAAAAACCATTTTCCAACACGTTGTGCTTGACCTCTTGAAGTTGTGCCAAAAGTATTAATTGTTTTTGTATGTGTTCCGTATTTTGTTTGTGAAACACTATCTTTAACTGTTACATAATCAATCTCTTGAGTATCAAGATCAAAATATGAAATGTTAATAACATTGAATCTAGTCTTTGAAGATGTACCAGTGTAAGTAAAATCACCTTCAACTACATTCGCATTGTTAAAAACATAATCAAAAGTTAATTCACTAGGTGCATCTGGATTTTTAGGTGCGTCTTGAGAAATTTTTATAGTACCCTCTTCATAGTATGGTATTGCTCTCATTACTGAACAAATATCTTTTATAAGAGACAAGGCATCACGTCTATTATTAATATTTACATTTAGAGAAAAACGTGGTTCTGTACCATTATTTCCATCATCTACTAAAGCACTGCAATAGTTACTAACACCGTAAAAGGTATATGGGTCTAACGAACTTTCTGGAATACCACAACCATATTGTTGGTCAGCATTTCTATCAGTTTGAGTAATTAATAAATCATACAAAATCCATGCAGGGTCACTACACCATGCTTTTTGAGCTTTAAAAGTACCATTAAAAGTACCACTATAAGTAAGTCTTCCATTAGAATAATCGACTGTTGCATTATGTGGTATTTTTACAAGTTTTCCTCTAATACGGAAATATCTAGCTGGTGTAGTTTGGAATAATTCAGAGCTAAATCTTAAAGCCGAATACGCTACATGAGGATAATTGTTAGGCTCTCTTATAAATTGTCTTATTTCTGCTAATCGCATTGTGTTAAAAGTATTATTATCGCCCTCGTCATTAAATCTTTCAACGCTAACAACCACTGGAAAAAAAGAACCACTAGCACCAGATGTATTTGTGTTATATCCTGATACAATTCTTAGGTCTATTCCATAATCTCTGCTATATGGGTTAAAACTTTTACCAGATACTAAATCATTTATAACAGTTACTGCAGAACCGTTATTAGGATTGACCTTACAAAGCACTCTTACTTTAGTAGAATCTCTATTACCATTTTCTGTATTAAGTTGAAAAAAATTGTCAAATTTAACTTTTATTTGAACAGTATCTATATTTACATCAGTTATTGTTCCTGATCTAGGTGTTGCAAAACCACCTGCTGGATAAGAGCATATTTGGTTTTTATCACCTGTTATAACTTCAGAACTTTGTGAGGTTGCAGCAAACAAAACAGTATTATTAGCTGTTCCATCTTGCATTTCAAAACGAAACCTATCTAAAGGGTAATTAAATTCTGATGCAAGTGGGTTAGTATTATCAGCATCAGCCTGTAATACAGCTGTTTTGTTTAAAAATAAATCTTTTAGTAAACAATTTTTATATTCAGTGCTTGTTTTATCTGTAATTCTTGTTGTTGCTTTACTTGCAGATGCAGAGCCTTCTATTTCACCTTCTGACAAAACATCAACAACAGTAGCAAAGTCAATAGATTTTAACTTGCCAGCTTCTGTTAAGTCGCTAATTATGACCCTATTATCTGGTAAATCTAAAGTCATAATTTACGCCTCGGCTACTACCTGAAAAGTATCAACTGAAGAGCTAACTAATGTACTACCAACTAGAATTTCACCATAAGCAATGTTTATTGGAACTCCTTGCTTAGAATTATTCAACAAACCTGTAAAAGAAAAACTAGGGTCATTTGGGTCTTCTTGCCTACTTAAATTCGGGTTTACAGGACTGGGTGTTAAAAGATCTACAACACCAGAAATTAAAAAACTAACACCTATTGTTGTTAAAGCAGTTGCTATTGTTGTTCCAAAAATTGTAGCTGTAAAAATACCACCTAGTTTCGCAGCAACAGCTCCTCCTCCTAAAAATCCAGCGGCTAGCCACCAGATTTCTCCATGAACTACAGGTACAATTTTTATATCACTTTCAGTATACATATCAAGCAATTCTTCTGTAACTCTTAAATCACCAGCCATAACACAATATTCTTGATCTTTAATATGTTCTCTTACCCCTTTAAAATTATTAAGCAAAAAACTAAAAGCCTCTTTAGGACTTTTAGCTGCAATTTCAAAAGTAGATTGCCCTATGAATTTTCTTAATCTTCCATAAATTGTTAATTTAATCATTTATTTCGGAGGGATATACAACAATAATAGACTTAGATTTAGGTTCAACAAGATAAAAAGGTAAATCTAAATACTTACAAGCCATTCTATCAGCATGACTAAATACCATTTCACCATCTGGATGGCTATGTATTATTCCAAGAACTTCTCCTAAATCTTCACCATCAGCATAATCTATTGGGTCAATTACAAAAGATTTTTCTTTATAAGTGCCTGATATATTTTTACATTTCCAATATGTTTCAACGCCATCTACATCTAACAATAATCCGCAACACTCCTCTGGATAAACTTGTTGTGCGTGTTTAAAAGCATCTTCAGACCAAATATACTCTGTCATTAAATAAACCTACCTACTGCTGGAAATAAATCTCTTGTAATTACCCTTTGGGGAACAAATCTATTTTCTAAATCATGTGCAGCTGTTAATTCAAATTGCACTATTTGTCTGTTTTCAATACCTTTTCTGTCTATGACATAAATTTCATCTTTTAATCTATCGCTTGTACCATTACTTGTATCTACTGTTGTGTTAAATGGGTTTGAACCAGATGTAAAGTTTGCATCATCTAATGCAGAAGCCAAGGGTAATTTTCTAGTAATTTTTGCATCTATCAAATCATTATGTGGTGTAACTGCATTTACTAAATTTAAAAAATCACTCATAGTAATTAATGTATTGTTAGTAGGATTGTAGAGAATACCACCTAAATTAGAAAAGGCTATTGTAGGTCTATTGACAACTCCAGAACTTTTTTTTTCAAATCCTTTTGCCTCTAAAGCAAGCCTTTGATATAAAGCGTTTTGATATTCAATTTCACCAAAATTTTTTATATTAGCACCAGCATGAAATCTGTAAGTAGTCGGTAAATTGTTTGGATTGCCTGTAGCAATATGTTTACCAACAACCAGTTCTAATTCAAAAAGTTCGATTATAGAACTTGGGTTAATTTTATTTAGTTCTGCGAAAGGAATAGCCATTAGGGTTCAAAAACCTCTCTAAAAACACAAGTTAACCTTACTCTGTTTAAATAAGGAATAGTTCTTGGAAATGTTGTACAAACAAATTTTCTTGCGCTTGCTTCACTTGGTAATGTGTAATCAAATGATGCTCCACTTTCTATTCTTGCATTTAAAAAAGTAATAGCTGTATTTGCAACAGATTGAGAAACTTCAAATACTAAATTAACTATGAGTGGATTTTGGTTTAGCCCCTCTGTCAATCTTTGTTCGTAACCATCACCAAAACTGACTATATTTACTTTTGGTTTTGGAGTAATCCTAGTATTATAAACAGGATTCGTAATTGGAAACGTATTAGACATTATGCGAGTAATCCTCCTGTGCGTTGCTGATTAACAAGTTCAGCTTGTATAGCAGCTGCTAGTTGTTCTCCAAACTGACTTAATTCTGCATCGTCACCTTGAACAGCAGTATCAGAGGCATCTACATTAACAACAATATTATTAGTAACTGATTTTCCACCAAGTGAACTGTTAGGAATTATTGTACCTGCTCTAGAAGGAACAAAAATTTCAGGGCCTTTTTCGCCCACGAGTGAGGGACGACCAACTGGCGGTCTGCCACCTTCAGCAAATGAACCAGCTTTTAAATTCATTGGAATACCTGTTGCCTTTGAAGCTGCTCTACCTAATCTCATAGAGTCTGCGGATACTCTTGAAGCACCACCACGACCACCACCACCAAATATCCCACCTAAAGCATTTCCTATAAAATCACCAATACCAGCAACTGCCCTTTCTATTGCCACTTCAATAAGTTTTCTTTTAAGTTGATTTAAAACATTAATTGCAGCTTCAGCTAATGTTTTTGTACCCATCACAGCATCAGTTAAATTTTGTACAATTCCCTCTTCTACAGCTTTACCAATTTCCATAAATCTTTCTTTTAATTTTTTAGCGGCCTCTGCTTGTTCATCTATTTTCTCTTTCCCTTCTTCTTGCTCTTCATTTGATTTGTTTAATAGTCTTAAGCGTTCTCTTAGTTTTTCTATTTCTTCATCTAACTTGTCAAGTCTTTCTTGTTGAAAAGCAACACCTCTTTTTTGTGAAGCTACTTTAGCTCTTTCAGCTTTAAGTGATTCTATTGCAGCTTTTAATTCTGATTTACTGCCCTCTTTTATTAATCTTGTTTTTTCTTTTTGTTTATCAATAAAATCAATAATAGCCGTAGTAACTAATCCAATAGCAGAGGCAATAGCAACAAAAGGCAACGCATTTAAAGCGATAGTTGCCAATCCACCAGCAAAAGCAACTTTTTGCAATCCAATCGCTACCACTGGTAAAATTGCTGCAACTCCTTTTGCGGCAAAAGCAATAGATGTTAAAATCATTGCTGCTTTTCCTACAGGTGAATTAATAAATTCCGTAACTTTAATAATTAATGTTGTTAATATTTTTGTTACTTCTTCAACAACTGGTCTTAATTGATCTCCAAAAGCCCTTGATAAATCTTCTGTAGCATTTGTAAAATTTTTAAATACTTGCGTTGGATCGTTTTTAAGTAGCTGTTTTAAAAATCCACTACCCTCATTACCAACTCTTCCTAAAGCCCTAAGAACTACATCACTTGTTAATTTACCATCAGCAGCTAATTTTTTTAATTCTCCTATGGTTACGCCAAGTTCTTCTGCTATAGGTGCAAGAACTGTTGGCACTTGCTCTGAAACGCTTCTAAATTCATCACCAGCTAACCTTCCTGAACCAAGAGCCTGTGCTAATTGTCTAAATGCGTTTGATGACTCTTGTGCAGATGACCCAGCTAATTTGGCAGCGGTATTAAATCCAAAAAATACAGTTCTTATATCTTCAACTGATGTTCCAAGTGGTGCTAATCTCGCTGTAATATCTGTCACGCCTTCAAGAGCTTCAGTCGCACTTAAACCAAAAGCTTTCTGTGCATCAGCAGCTATCTTTTGTGATTTTGCAAAAGAACCACTTGCTTTTGTAAGCAATCTTAATCTTACATTAAGCTTTTCAAAATTTGCTGACGTTCTTACTGCTTGCCTTCCAATAAGAGTTATACCAGTAACACTAATAGCAGTTCTTAAACCATTAAAAGATTTTTGTAATTTATTAGTTTGATTCTGAACACCATTTAACGCCCTCGTAGCTCCACTTGCATCAACTCTTAATCTAACAACTGCCTCTGCCACAAATAAAAAAGTCTTTCTTCTATATTACCTTGAATTGTGTTTTTGTCGTTGATATGCCTTTTTTTCTTCGTCAGTCTTTACTTCATAATAAGCAGCCCAATAAATAAGCTCTGCCTCGGTCATATTTTTTCTAAGTTCTTCTAGAGTTTTACCTAATTCAACTGCGAGGAATAGTTCAAATCTTAACCAACTATCCTCTTTTAATCTTTTTTTGCTGTTTCAATATCAAGTTTGATGTCATGCAAAAATAACTCTAAATCATTTAGAACTTTTTCTGGTAATAATCTTTGTAGTCTAGGGGCATCCGACATATCAAAAGCTGGACTACCATCTTCTTTTTCTGCCATTTGGCAAAGTAGTTGAGTAGATACAGTAAGAGCTTCGTCTGTTCCAGCTAATTGCTGTGCTTTGACTCTTGCATATCTTGTTATAGGTTTGAAATAAAGAGTAGTAATTAATTTACCTTTAGAATTTTTTAAATCAAACTTTTTTCTTGCAGTCATTTCATCTTGAAACGCCCCAAGAATTACGTCTGCGGTTCTTTCAGTTGCCATAAATAAATGCGAAGAATTTTACTTTTAGATTGCTGATGTAATCGTGCCAGATGGCTTAAATGTAATGCTTATTGTATTCACATCACCTAAAGATGAGCTTTGCTCAAAGTTTGTTACAAGACCAGTAAAGCTAATTTTTTGCGATCCACTAGCACTATCAGGGAAAAGTTCAAAAGCGGCAGTCCCAGCATCACCTGTGACTAGTGCAGCATCTACAAAAGCTTTTGTCTCACCAGATGCTGAGTCATCATAAACTAACTCAGCAGAGCCTTCACCTTCAATTAGTCCACCTATAAATGATTTAAAAGTGTCACCCTGAACAGTTGTTTCTTGGGTATCTTTGGTGATAGACATAGACCATGATCTAGTGCCTAATACAGGGTTCACTGAAGAGCCGCCATCATCAAATTTGACCTGCCCAACATCACCTTTTTTAGCAGCCATAACAATAAAAAGAAAGATTTATAATTATATTAACCTTTTTTTGGTTTTTTTACAGCTTTCTTATTTTTCTCCATATATCTTCTACATTGTGGATCCCAATACTTAGGATCTCTTCTACCTTTGACAGCTTCAATAGCGTCAAGCATTTCTTCTGTAATTTCTATCATGGTGTAAGTGCTTCATATAACTCAAATGTTATTCTAACCTGTGTTTGAAACTTACCTTCTGGTGTTGCTTGTAATATTTCTGGGCCTACTGGTGGATCAAACCTAACATCTGACACAGAAATTCTATTGTATAAATCTCTAATTCTTTTAGCAATGTCAAAATTAGCCCCTGCTCCTAATCCTTGAGCCGTATATATATTAAAAGTAGTAAGACCCACAATAAGGTTTGTTGAAGTGGTACTTGAATTAGGTGCTTGCTGTGTAAGGTATTGACTTGATCCAAAGCTAGTAATGCACTGTATGTATTGGTCAACATTGGCAGCATCAAAGGGTACATTATTAAATACTAAAGGTATTACTTCATTAGTTCTAAACTCTTCATCTAAACGCTGTTCAATAGTCGCCCTGACTGTATTTAAGTTTGTAGCTGCCATCAAATAGCCCTCCTGATTTGTTGCATGACATATTGTTCAAGTTCCTTACCTATAAGTTCTGGAAAGCCAGCAACAGTTCCTTGTCTTGTTCTATATTGACCACCCCATGATGGTGGTAAGTTTACACCAAAGCAAACAGGTTCTGCATAAGGTAGATTGTTTGTTACTTCACCTTTAAATTTTTCTATTTTTGTCTGCCAAGCATTTCTCAACTGACCACCGCCTGTAGGCTCTCCTTGATATACAATTCTTACTGGAGTTGCTTTCTTTACTCTTTTCGTCCACTCAAGGGTAGTTGCTCTAACAAGATCAACAACAAGATCTTCGAAGAAGTCATCAATTTCATCTACTCTGATCTGTCTGGCCATGATTACCTCAAAATTAATTCAAAACTTATTGGTATATTTCCCTGCTCATTTGTGTTGACTTGTATTATTTTATAATTTATACCACTAATAATAATTTTATCTTTTGTTGTAGGAACAAAGGTAATATCACCAGCAGAAATAGTAAGAATTTTATCTTGCGACTCAACTAAATCATTCGTTTGCCTCCTAACAACATTACTCAAAACACCTTTTACTGTGAATTTTGTTTCATTGTTATAAAAAACACCAGTTTCTTCATCATAAGTACCTTCAGTCAACCTAACTATCGTAATAGTGCCACCTACTGCTCTCACTGCTGCTGAAGCTGCTTTCTTAAGTGCTGATGCAATACTCATAAGTAATAAGCTATAACCTGACCACTAGCTAAAGTGATACTTGTAATAACACCGCAAACTTCAGATGAAGCCTTCATAGTGATGCCGTTTATAGTTGAAGATCCATTTTCTGTAATGTTCTCTGCAATAAAAGTAGCA